CACAGCGCTATTGACGAGCTGATTGCCTCCGCTACAGTAGCCAACTCTTTACAAAACGCTAAACCCCCGCATTTTCAACAGGGTGGACAGGTAGACCCGGGTTTTTATATGAAAGATAAATATAAAAATATAGACCCGCGTTTTTATGTAGAGAGCGGTATGGAAAATGTTGACCCGGGTTTTGATGTCCCATCAGATGCTCGCTCACTGGTTGAAGCTTTACTGGCCGGAGTGGCTCTCAATGGAGCTTCTCGTGGTTTCGACGTTGAACATCCGTCTATCAGGGACGAAATGCTTATGAGAGCTCAAGAAGTTCCACGTGGAGGCGGAGCTAGTGCAGAGCTGTACGATGCTCTTTCTGGATTTGGAAAAGAATCTATGAGACAACGTTTATTAGGACAAGCCGGTGTAGAGGGATATAGATATGGTGGTCCTGTAAAAAAAAACGGTATTCCTATAGGTAACTATCAAGATGGTGGACAGGTTGGTATGGGTCTAGAAAATTTTATTAGCAGGATAGCTGGTGAGAGAGAGGATGTTACAAGAGCTGGAATACGGGATATTATGAATAGGGTAGCGTTCCATGAATCAGCAGGTACAGGAAAAACAGATTTAGCACAATACGGTGGCGGTCCGGGTAGAGGAGTTTATCAATTTGAGAGAGGAGCTGGCCAAGGCGGCGCTACTGCTGGAAATAGATTAGCAACCCAGTTAGGAAGCTATGATATGAAAGTCCCGAAATGGCTTGAATCATTTAATAAATCTGGTAAAGGTGATGTATCAGGACTTACAAGAGAACAGCAGGATATGTTGTTTGTTGGTAATATGATGCAGCATCCCCAAGCAAACATGGGTAAGGTTGAATCAGAAGAAATGGATTTGGCAGATTTTTGGCAGAAGTATCATCAAGCTGGTGGAGAAGGTGTTAGAGATGCGAGGATGGCTAGTTTTGAAAAAAGTATGGGTAAATATCCCGGTATGCAGCAGGGTGGTCAAGTTGAACAATTGGAATATAGAGAGCCGCAAGTTCAGGGTAATGGTTTAATGGGTATGTCAAATGATAGGCGCGTAATGCCGGTACTGCCTCCTGATGAATATGTAATGCGTCAGGAAAATGGGGAAATGTTAATGTCTAAACAACAAGTGCCAAAACTATCTCCTGCTTATATGGCTTCTTTTGGTATGGAAACACCATTGTCTAAAAGGCAAAGAAGTTTATTACAGAGAAGGGCAATTAACCCTGAATCAATAAGTCCTCAATTGCACGGGTTGCTTGGTAAGGTGCTCTTGCAAAGATTAGAAAATGAGCCAGAATAATGGTATTAGAAACAGACCAGAGAGCAGAGCATAACCAAGAATTATACCGTCGTTGGAGAGATTCAAGAGCTGATTGGGATACAGAGGCACGTTATGATATTGATTTCTTTCTTGGAAATCATTTTAGTTCTGATGAGATAGATGACTTACGCTCCAGAAATCAGGCTGATGTGCCTATGGACAGGATTGGCCCGGCAATTGAAAAGTTTAAAGCTGTTTTAACCTCTCGTCCCCCGGCATTTACAATTACCCCTAGAGAGGATTCAGATGTAAAAGCTGCTTCATTATGGCGGGATATTGTTAGCTATGTATGGGAAAACTCAAGTGGAGATGCCCAGTTAAAACAGGCTATCCATGACTATGCTACGACAGGTATGGGTTATTTGTATGTTTATATTGACCCGGAATCAGATTTTGGCAGAGGTGATGTAAAATTTAATTGTGTAAATCCTTTCAGAGTTTATGTGCCGCCAGCTACACGTAACCGCTGGTATGATGACGCTGAAGGCGTGATACTGTCTACAATATTGACTGGTGAACAGGTGGTAAGCTTGTATCCAGAACTTGGTTCCCATGAGAATGAGGAGAGCGGCGAGGAAGAGGATGGACTTATTCAGGATTTGGATACTTATATAGATGAGGATTATCCAAGTTCGCAGAATAAGAACATGCGTAAGGTATTCACACCTGCTGAAGTTGACAGTTCAGATTATTTCGAGAGACAGAAGTATCAGGTTTTGGAAAGATTTTTTAAGATAAGGGTAAAGTTTTATCGTGTATTGGATATGCAAAGTGGTGAAGAGGTTATATTAAGCGAGGAGGAATATATTGGTTTTATTGAGGACAACCAACAGCGTGTCGAGGCAGGACAATATGAAGTTATACCAATAGAACAGTCACGTATAAAGGTTTGTGCATCTATTGGTCAGATAGTGCTTTATGAATCAATCTTAAATACAGAGCATTATCCAATTATCCCAATGCCTAACATATGGACAGAGACACCATATCCCAAGTCAGACGTTTCCAGAGCCCGCCCCATGCAGCGTTTATTAAACAAGTTATGGTCACTGGCACTATCACACGCGCAGGCGTCAGCGGGACTAAAGCTACTGGTTCCCCTCGGCAGTGTTGAAGATGTTGGTCAACTGGAACGGGATTGGGCTAACCCAAATGCCGTTATAGAGGTTGACAGTTCGCAGGGTGAGCCGCATTTTCCAGCACCCCAGCCGTTAGCAGGTGAATTTTATAAACTAATACAGCAGTGTGAGTTTTATATTGACTTTACTTTTGGTTTACCTGAAATGATGCACGGGTTTGCTGAAAAGGCGCCGGAAACAGTAAAAGGTACGGAACGCATGATTGCGCTTGGAACAGAACGCCCCAAGTCTAAACTGCGCGATATTGAATTTAGTATTAACAGGCTTGGTAAAGTTATATACAATCTTTCTAAAGGACATTATACATATAAGAAAATATTCAGGCTGGTGCAGGCTAATAACGATATTACAGAAGTTATGGCAAACTACTATGATGATAAGATTGGCGCCATCCTTGATATTAAAAAAGAACGTCACAATCTCGGTCAGCATGATTTACGCATAGAACCCGGTTCTACATTGCCCACTAATAAATGGGCGGAACTCGGGGTATATATGGAAGCTTACCAGATGGGTATTGTAGACAAGGTGGAAGTATTGAAAAAGAATCCAGAAATATTTGATAAAGAAGGTATCTTGCGTCGCACAGAGGAGAGGCAGCAGTTAATGCAGCAGGTTCAGGCGATGCAGGAACAAATTAAGAATTTGGAGGGAGACCTCCAGACAGCCCAGAGGGAGTCTGTGCATGATAGAAAACGGGTTGAGGTTGAGAAATTTAAATCTCGACTCGCAGATATTGCATCAGACGCCAAATCTGACAGGAGAGTTCAACTAAATAATCTACAAAATAAGGTGAAGCTCGAAGCGGAGAAATTAGCAAATGTATCAAAAGAAGCTAGTTCAACTCCAGAAGCTTAAGAGACATCTGAAGGGACAGATAAAATGGACGTAACACAGACACAGGCAACACAAGACACTGGCGATACTAAGGTAACTGATATGGATATCGTGCAGGAAGTAATGCGAGAAGGTATACCAACTGAAGAACATATTTTTGATGAGGTCGTTGATTCTTCAGCGCCCGAACAGGAAATTGTTAATCAGGAGATTCCGGCAACAGATTGGGAACTGGAAGCTAAAAAGTTCCAGTCCATGTATGATAAATCACAATCAGATAATTCAAAGCTTCAACGCCTTGAACCTCTGGGTGAGTTATTGGAATCAAGACCAGACCTCGTACAAACACTGCAAGATGGATTGTCAAATCCTCAACAGCCAGCTCAACCGAATGGTCAAAGCGCATTAAGCGAACAGGACTTCAACCCTTGGGAAGCTTATTACAATCCTGAATCACCATCTTATAGATTCCGCATGAATAACGAAGTGCAGAATGTTAAAGGTATAGTGGATTCAGCTTTGAATGAGCAGAAAAAACAGATGGCCGAAGAGATAACATACAACAATACAGTTAATGAGCTTCGTAATACTTATAAATTCACAGATGGAGACATCCAAGAGTTTTTGCAGTTTGTTACACAGCCCAAAGAACAGGTTGGGTTATCGAATCTGGTTAAGTTGTATCGTGACGTTAACAAAACTGGTAACGTTTCCGATACGGCTCAAGCGGTTCAATCCGCGAAAGAGACTCCTCGCACAGCGGGTGTTCTACAGGGTCAGTCCGGCTCTACGCCGAAAACTGACAGAGATAAAATGTGGGATGCTGTTGTTAATGCGGGAAGTAGAAGTAATGTTTTGTAATAAACAAAAATAAATAAGGAGTACTAGATATGGCAACATATAGTGCTGGCAGTTTATCGGCCAATGGGACTAGAACTCCCGGTGTCTCTGCAACTGATTTTCACTCTAGGCGATTATTCGACTTTAGTGATAGGATAGCAGAGTTAGCCCCGGAAGAGTCTCCATTTTTCGTATATCTGTCAAAAGTAGGTAAAGTGCCAACTTCAGACTCCCAGTTTCGATTCCTAGAAGATAGAACCAAGATATCAATTGCTGATAGAGCATTTCTTTCAAAGGGTGGCTTCACTGCTGCTGCTGTTGGAAGTACTGTGTCATGTGAATTTGATACTTCTGGTGGGGCTTCTGTGGACTGGCTAGTACCGGGAATGGTAGTAGCTTGTGGTACAGTAGATACATCTACAGCTCAACCAGAGTGGTGTGTAGTACGTGTTGAATCCGTTGTGGATTCAGGCGCTTATAGCACTGCTACGGTTCGTACTACTGCAAAAGCATCAGCGGCAGCTTTAACAGTGCCTGACAATGCTAAGTGTACTGTTATTGGAACTGCGTTTGAAGAAGGTACTGGTGCTCCAGATGTTTGGTCACAAAAGCTTGAGAATGATTACGGTTATACTCAAATATTCAAGACAGCTTGTGAAATGTCGAATACGGCGAGAGCAACTGTCTATCGTGGATATGCTGATGAGTGGCAACGCATCTGGAATTTAAAGTTAAGAGAACATAAGGTTGATATCGAAAGAGCTATGCTATTTGGCATGAGAGCGCAGACTAATAGTATCAATTATACCGATGGTATAGTTGGTCATATTATTGCTAACTCTCAGTCTGAACTTGCTGATGAAGCTCAGGTATCTTACAATGAAGATAAGGCTTACCTTAAAACTATTCAAGCAGCTAACTGGACATACGATTCGCTTCTAAGTGATTTTGAAGTTATCTTTGACCCAGCTAGAGGCGGAACAGCTTCTAAGTTAGCATTAGCTTCATTGCCTGTTATCTCTCAATTCAATAAAATGGGAGCTGATAGTTTCGTTGATACATCTCTGGGTGTATCAAGTGGACCCGGACGCTATAACTTTGAAAGAAGTCAGGGAGTATTTGGTCATAAGATACTGAAGATAGAAACTATTCATGGTGATATGTCAATGGTAAAAGAACCTTTGTTCAGAGGACAATCTGCTGGGTTCTTAGCGTTGGTAGACCTTGACCATGTATCTTACAGACCTCTTGTTGGTAATGGTATGAATCGTGATACTCATATCTCAACTAATGTACAGTCGGCGGATGAGGACTTACGGAAAGACATGATTCTTACAGAAGCAGGTCTTGAAGTATCTCTTCCTGAGACTCATGCATTAATACACTTACAAGGAGTATAAGATGAGAGCTGATTATCTAAATGTAAATAGTCAACAGACTGGTAGTTACAAACAAAAAGCAATGCTTCTTTCAGCGGCAATTACATTAACTGAAGCTGATAGTGGTAAAGTTTTTTATTGTGAATCATCAGGCGGTGCTTATTCGATTACATTCCCAACAGGTGGTGACATTGAAGATGGAATTTATTATAAATTCTGGAACAATGAAAACACCCCTACTGGTGCAATAACTTTTGCAGCAGGGAGTGCTATTGTCTTTGGTAAAGTCAATGAAACAGAAGTTGATACTGGTGATGATGGGCCGGGTTCTAGTGCCGATGGAGCAACAGGTGTATCCAATGTTATTTGGGGAACATCTGCATTAAAAGGTGATTATCTAGAATTTTCATCTTACGGTGGTCATTGGTATCTAAACGGTCAATCTGGTAAAGACGGAGCTGTTACTACATCTTAATCCGAATAAATAAGGGTTAACAGTTTTAGAGTACTGTGGGAGTCATCAATAAAAGGTGGCTCCCAAAACTCTGAAAGAATTATGAAGAATTGTATAAACTGTGAAATACCTAATCCGGAAGAGTGGTTTTATTGCCGTAGTTGCGGTAAAAAAACATCTGAATCTAAGTTCACTACTAATCTTTACATGAGAAGTGAAATTGGCAAAAGGACTGATATTGAGTTTTCATCTACAACAATAGACGAAGATATAAAACAAAGAAATAAAAAATTGGGATACACCTAATGGCTGGAACTTTAAAAGTAAAAATACAAGAAGATATTATACTTGATAATCAAAACTATGGTTCTAAGCGGGTGTTTGAAGTATCTAGTATTGCAAATATAACTAAAAAAATAGTAAGTATTTCGGGAGATGATGATGCTACTGTATTGGTTTTTAAATCGACTACAGCGATAGCAGACGGAGCCTTAGATTTACAAACTGTAAAGTATATAAGAATTACAAATTTAGATAGTTCTAACTCTGTTAATGTTTCATTGCAGTTAGATTCGGATGAAGATAATTCTGCCGCAGACTTATCAATAACATATTTACTTGAAGCTGGTAGAAGCTTTTTAATGGGGGCCCCAGATGAGGCCGCTCATGCAGACGATGATTCTGCAACTATTGTGACCGCATTGACAGACTTAGAAAGTATAATAGTAGACCCCGGCTCTAATAATGGTCAGGTTGAAGTCTTTGTGGCGAGTACATAATGGCTTGGGATTTTGCAGCTGAAATACACGCATTAACCGGTTTTGATGCTGACAGTAGCAGTGCAACTGCAAGTGGAGAAACATATCAGGCTCATGCTACGCAGTGGCTTACGGATTCTGCAAAAGAAATTATAAGTGCATTACCTGCAAGTTTGCTTAAGCTCTGTTCTAGCCAGCAAACATTCACATCTGGGAGCGCTGATACTTTAAACACTGGTAAGGTACTGGAAGTATTAAGAAATGACGGGGACATTGAACAGCCTTGCAGAAAAATCAATTCGTTTAAAAGGGGGAGGGTTTCCGATTCTGAAGATATGGATTACG